CGGTTATTTTGACTCCTGTAATCTCAGAAAGATAATTAAAACCTTCTTCTGATACATGGAAAAACCATCCTTGAGTACCATTTTGTCTACTAAGCATCAACCCTTTATCAGCTAAGTCCTCAAGTTCTTCAAACCCGTTACAACCGACATTGCTCATAAAATGATTTCTGAATGCTTCGTATCTTTTGTATTTTCTTCCTGTTATTCTCTTTTCTGTAAATCCTATTGTATGCTTCATGAAATTAATTTGTTTTTCGGTTACATCATATTGCACGTTAACGCCTCCTTAGTAGACAAAATTTCTCAATTGTTAACTAGTTTGTTTTTAATGGCATTCTTGCTTTCGACTTTAACAATAGAATACGCTTCGTTTCTTTTTTCTCTTGCCATCTGTTTTCCGTGGAATTTAGCTAATCTGATATTAACAGATTGCAGCGTATTTTTGTTAAATTCAATGTCGTGCAACTCGAAAATCGCACGTAGTTTTTTGGATGTTATGTCTTTTTCGAATTTTAAGTCAATGTAATCGGCAATCTCTTTGTACATTTTGACATTTTCATATCTACGGACAGATACGGGGACAATGATTTTTAAATCTTCCAGTTTTTTCATTCTTTCGTAGCCGTGGTTTTCTGGAAGATCAATTTTGTCTAGCTTTTTAAAATATTGTTCGACCGATAATTCTACCATTTTGCGTTCTCCTTTACTCGGCTTTTATTCCTGTTATTTGTTCGAATTTTAAAGCGTCAAAATTAGGAATAGATTTAATAATATTTTTATCTTTTTCAGAAAGAGAATTCCACCATTTATTATTAACATCAGTTAAATCGATTGTTTTTAAATAACCGCCAGTTGTTTCATGTGTAGTATATTTTCGCTTTTCTTCTTCGCTCATGTCTTCGGAATATATCCATTTAGTAGGAATAAATTCTATTTCAGATAGCAATTTATAAGCCATAGAACTTCTCCACTCGTTAATTGTTAAATCTGATTCAATGTCAAAAAATCTAATTTTATGCACTTCGGTATTGAAGCAACCAGTTTCGTTATCAGATAAATTAAAATCTCCAGTACATTGATCGCCAGTGTTCCTGTTGCCAGTGTTCCCGTCGCCAGTGTTCCTGTTGCCAGTGTTCCAGTTGCCAGTGTTCCCGTTGCCAGTGTTCCTGTTGCCAGTGTTCCAGTTGCCAGTGTTCCCGTTGCCAGTGTTCCAGTTGCCAGTGTTCCTGTCGCCAGTGTTCCAGTTGCCAGTGTTCCCGTTGCCAGTGTTCCCACGACCTGTATTTGATTTTCCTAAATTGACAATTTTAAGAACTTCTTCCCAGCTTATTTCTCTCAATATTTCAATTTTATTAGTGCTGCTTTTATTTCCTTCTGTGGATATTTCTCCATGAGCAAAAATTTCAGCAACTTTATTATTTGGGTCAAAATTATAATACTCAAAACAATCAATTGCTTGTTCGCAATAATGAAATCCTTTGTGGCAAACGCTTGGACTTACTTTTTCTTCAAAAGTCTTTCCTACCTCATATTTAAAACCTCTACATGTCCAATCTGCATTAAAAACTTTATAACCTTTCATATAATTCTCCTTTTAAATTAGTTTATAGGTAATTTTTGCCAAATATTTTTAAGAAATCTAAATCAGGATAATGTTCAATAAATTTTCTTTGATAAATTTGCTTTATACAAATATCAAAATCTTTATTGTGGTGTATTCCTTGAGAATGGTCTTGGTGGTGATAGTGGCATAAATCAATCTTCATGTTGTATTTTTCGCTTAGCTTTCTATTTGGTCCAAAGAAAACATGGTGTGTTTCAACCATATTCTCAGAACCACATATTGCACATTTTTTCATGTTCGCTTAGCTTGCCCCCAATCTCGTTCTAGCTGGGATTCAATTAGTCTAAGTTGCAGCTTGATTCCTTGTATCTTCTCGTTCATAACTTCGTATTTCACTTTTGACAAGTCCCTTTGAAGCCTTAATTCTGCTACCGTTTCGTCGCCATGCGCCAGTGTTTGGCACACGGTCCAAGCGACTTTGTTTTCTTCATGTAGCCTAAAAATTTCTATTTTGTTTGCTATCTTGTAATTGTGTTCTGCCAAGGCGTAAACTTGTCCTTCTTTCCACAACTCGCCATATGATGCAGAGAGGGATTTACTTAGTGCTTCCCTCTCGTTAAAAAGGTTTATAACGTCCATTTGCACCTCTTATTTTTTGTCTGGTAATGTTTCTAGCTTCTTCATAAACTGTTCGTTTTCTACCTGTGTTAAATATTCCATGCCGTGTCCAAACTCTTTTACAAGACTTTTTTCAACTGCCGCTACACCAAATCCTTTTTTATTTGCCAAAACTATCAATTTGTTTGTATCAACAGTTTCTTTTTTTGACAAAGTGTTTTGTTTGTCCATTGTTTCTGAATGAGTATTGTCCGTGTCCTCGCCAGAAAACAAGCAAAATGTTTTTTGTAGCAAAGCTTTGTATCCATAAGTTAAAGCTTTTCCGCTTGCCTTATCTTGTGTATCGCATCCATTGCCAACAGTTGCAAGCAATTCGTGTTCGCCCGTTTCAATGTCTACAATTTTGTAAGTTGCCACTATTTGAGACATTAAACGAGTAGTTTCGCCTTTTGCATTGTTGTAAACGTCTTTAATTTCATTGATTTGAACTGATACAGGAAATATAATAAGGCCATGTTTTTTTAATAATGGCTTAATTAAATTTAAAACAGATGCTTCGCTAATCGCTTTGTATGCATTTGTTCCAAAACCTACGGTCATTGATTTGTCTAGTGCTTCGCTATCAACCATTACGGCATGCATTTTTTGATATAATCCCATCTATTTAACCTCCCAATTTAAACCGCTACGATTTAGATAATTTAAAAGAGTTTCTTTGTCTTGCTTTGTTAACGTAAAAACGACGCTTAAATATTCTAATGGCTCCCATACGATTTCTTTTTCTTCTTCAAATATAATTTCGTCTGCGAATTCTATTTCTTCTGGAATGGTTTCTAAAACTTCTTGCTTTTTAATTTGAATAGACTCTATTTCTATTTTGCGTTGTTCTTTTAGTTCTTTTTCTTTAATTAATCGCTCAATGTCTTCTTTTTCTTCTTGTTCTTTCTGAATCTTAAGTCTTATTTCGCGTTCAACTTTTTCTTGCTCTGCTTTTGCTTTTGCAAGAATTGCTTCCTCTGCTCTTTTTATTGCGGCTTCTTCTGATTCTTTTCTTTTTAATGCCAGTAATGTTATTTGCTCAAGAGTTGTAGCAATGTTCATTGTTTCGTAATTTAAGACGAATGGGATATCAGAAATACTTACTGGCGTTGCTAAGTTCGCAAGTTTTGAAGCTGTTTCGATATGATCAGCAACCATTTTGATATTTTGACGCTCTATTTCTTGAGCTCTGGTTAATTGAAAAATCTGCGCTTCTAAATCTTCCTTGATTTTTTTCTTTGAAGTGGCTGCGTTTGTATACTCTGATTTCTGAACGTCAATTCTGTCTGAATACTTTTCAGTTAACGAGGATAAAGAAACAAGTTCAACTGCTGTCTTTTCAGCGTAATCACGCTTTTCCTGTCTTACCTGTTCATCAAAGAAATCAATCTTGACCTTCAGTTCGTTTTCAGCTTCTTGTATTGTTTCAATCGCCGCTTTGCAAAGTGCTTCGTATTCCGTAAGGGGAACTATAAACTCTTTCTTTTGAATCTTGCGTTGATCGTCAATTAGTTTGATACCTCTTGTTAATTCAAGTCGTGATTGTTTCATTTCTTTTAGGTTTTCTTCAGTTACGACAAGACCTTTGTAATCTTGAATGGCAAGCTTTAATTCGTTGTGAAATTCTTCGAAATTTGTGATTATGGCACCGGGTACCACGTTGATTATTTTTAATTCGTTCATGTATGTTCTCCTTATAGTAAAATGTCAGACAATGCGTCTGCAATTGCCGCTTGAATAGTTTCGTTATCGTTAAAAGATTCATCTATTAACTTTTCTTTAACTAGTTTATTGGTAACCATTCTGGAAATGTTTTCGACGTCAAATCCTTCTACATTTTTAATTGGATATGGAAGTGTTTCTCCGCTTTCTGAAACTACACGACCTTTTCCATCTACAAACAAATCATGTCGCAAGTTGATGTCTAATACCATTTCGCCAATCTCATAAAATTGTTTTGATTTCATTTCTGATTCTCCTTGCGTTATCAATTCTGATTTGTTTAACTCTTAGTGCGCGTTTGCGGTTAATTTGATATCTGTTGACCATCTTGTCAACTACCAAAAAGAAAAACGCCAACGCCAGTGGCGCTAAAAAACTGTAGGCAAGCATTAATGCAATATCAATTAGCATTTGTCTTTCGAAATATAGTTCCATTATTTTTTTCCCCTTTCTAACCATTCTTTTACTTTCTCAATATCAAAAATCAATTTGCGTCCTGGTGTTATAAAAGGACATCCTTCTTTTGTCCATCTTCGTACTGTTTGCTCAGAAACTTTAAAATGTTGAGCAACTTCTTTTGTTGTATTCACGTTGTCACCTCCTTGCTATCAATGATTACATATTATCACATAATATAACATATGTCAAATTAAAGTTTATTAATATTGCAAGTTTTTGTTTACATATTGGATGATAAGATGTATAATAAAGAAGTCGACAAATAAACTCACTATCGAATGATTGATTGTGAAATTTAAGAAAGAAGGTTATATATGAATGAATTAGTTATTTATAAGAAAAATGAGATTTATGCAGAAAGCCAGCAAGTAGCAAAAGTATTCGAGAAAGACCACAAGAACGTATTAAGAGACATAAACGATTTAATGGTTAATTGTAGCGAAGAATTTTCACGGCTCAATTATGAGCCATCAACTTATAAGGTTAGAGGAAAAGAGTATCCATGCTACCATTTAACAAAAGATGGTTTTACAATGTTGGCAATGGGATACACTGGAGAAAAAGCGATTCAATTTAAAGAGTTGTATATTAAGAAGTTTAATGAAATGCAAAACTTCATTACAAGCAGAGCGCTGATCAAGTTAGAATTTCCAGCTTTAACAGATAACATTAAAAACAGCCACGAAGAACCGAAGCCATATCATTATTCAAACGAACTTAACATGATCAATAAAATTGTATTAGGGATGACAGCGAAACAATTTAAAGAAGCAAATAGCATTGAAGAATCAAAATCTATCAGAGAATATTTAACAACGGAACAACTTTCGGATATTATGGAATTGCAAAGAATTGATTCTGGATTCGTTGTTGCTATACCAGATTATCAAGAAAGAAAAGAAATGCTTAAAAAATATTACAATAAGAAAAAGCTAATGTTAAACAATATATAAAAAGGAGAAAATAAATGAAGTCAAGTGAATTAGCAAAAGATTTGATGAAGTATCCGGGCTTTGAAGTGAATTTTACATTTTGCGACGGATATAGTACTTTTCCAAACTATAGAAAATTTGAAAAAATTAAAGTTCAAGACATTGGACATAGCGACAAAATTATTTCGTTAGGTGGAGAAGAAATTTAAAAATAATATTTTATTATAAAAAGGAGCAATGAAAATGATCAATTTAAAATGGCCTACAGAATCAAAAAGAGTAACTTGCGAATTTGGACCACGTGACAGAGGGGATAAATTCCACGATGGTTTAGACATTGGAGCTTTTGCTCCAGGTGTAGAAGGCGACATTGTTAGGGCGATGCACAATGGAACTGTAGTGTATTGTGGGAACCGTGGGGTTTATGGAAATCTTATAGTGATAGATTCTATAGATAAGAAATTTAGCACGGTTTATGGGCATTTAAAAGAATTTAAAGTTAAGAAAGGAAATAATGTTCTAGCTGGTTATGAAATCGGTCTAATGGGCAACACAGGAGAAAGCACAGGGGCGCACCTGCACATAGAATTAAGAACGCAGCCTTATAACGCAACAACGTATTGGAATAGCAAAAACGGAAAATTCTTATCAAGTGTCAATCCGTCATTGTTTTTTGAGATTCCACAGTTGACAGATAAAGACATTATACAAAGACATTGCAATTTCAGCGATCCAGAAGCGGTGTTTTCGTTGCTAGAAAAGCATCCTTATTCAGAGGATTTATTTAAGAAGTGGGCAGATAGTTACAAATAAATACAAGTACACAGTTAAGGGATGGTGAAAAATGGAAAAATCTTATGAAAAATTAAAAGAACAAATAGATGGAATGATATTTGAACAGCTTAAAGATTCTTTGAATATATCGCAAGCGAGCACAACGCAATTAAGCGAATCTATTGACTTTGATAAACTACATCAAATTAACCAAATGTTTTTAGAAAAACCGAGATACGCATATATTTTAAGTAACCATATTTCTAAAACAGAAATATTTGTAAGCAACGAAGATTTAATGCCTTTTGAAAGAAATGGTGTTAAATACAAAATTGTATTTATAAATCCAGCTTGCACGGATGTTATTAAAAAGTTAATTGAAATTGGCGTGAAAAGCGCAGAAGAAATTGGATTGATATAGTTAACAATTGAGTAATTTTACGAAGGAAAGGAGAATCAAAAACTATGAGTGAATTTGGTTCAAGAGATTTACTTTTAATGTGTAGAAGCAAATTTGAAGTTGAAGAAATGCGCAAATATGTCATAAAAAATAAAAATTCAGATAGGGTAGCTAATGAATATTTTAGCGTTTTATCTGCAGACTGTTTAAGGTATATTGAAGCACTAGAAAAGGCTGGTATACATCCAAACAATATAGAAAATTTGCAAAATAAATAAAAATTAAAAATCGAAAGGAGTAAAGAGGTTTGGTCGACCAACAAAAGCGCTTTTACTCTTAGTAGAAAGAATGAAAATATTAGTAGCATGTGAGGAATCTCAAGCAGTAACAAAAGAATTAAGAGCATTAGGCCATGAAGCGTATAGTTGCGATATTGAGCCTTGTAGTGGCGGCCATCCTGAATGGCATGTAATGGATGATGTAGTGCCTTTGTTGAAACCAGTCGGGAGATTCTTCAAATTAGAAAATGGAGAAGTTATTGGATTTGATAAAAAATGGGACATGATTATCGCTTTTCCACCATGTACATACCTTACAAACGCAGGAACTAGACATTTTAGCAGAAGAATAAATCCAGAAGAAAAAGTTGTCGCAAGGGAAAAATTAAGAGAAGAAGCATTTGAGTTCTTCATGTTATTTGCAAATGCAGATTGTGACAAAATAGCAATTGAAAACCCTGTAGGATATGCAAATGGAATGTATCGCAAGCCTAATCAAATTATTCATCCATACTACTTTGGTGACAATGCAAAAAAACGAACATGTCTATGGTTAAAGGGATTGCCAAATCTTACACCTACAAACATGTTGCCTGAACCAGAACCTGAATACATATGCCAAGGCGAGTTGTCAAAAGGTAAAAAAATAGGATGGTGCGAAGGTATAAAAGGAACAACAGGCGGTCAAAAAGGTAGAGCGATGGCAAGAAGCAAAACATTTCCAGGAATAGCAAAAGCAATGGCTACACAGTGGGGATAGGTTCGGAATAGTCTAATTTTGCGAATTTAATAAATAAAAACAAAGCCACCTACATAATAGTAAGTGGCTTTGTTTTTAAAACTTATCTTTATCAGTAGGCGAATTTAAAATTCCAATTGTTACAAGCAACTGCAATCCCATTGCCGCCAATGTGTTATACATCTGAGCTTCATACGGTGTTAAAACTTGCGTAAATAAAAGAATTGCAATTACCTGAGATAAAATTGATAGCCATAGTGTTAGGCTTTTCCATCTTGATTGTTTCATTAATCTTCGTCCCTTCTTTTGTGATGCTCTGAATGCTTGGCTTCGAGCGTTGTTAATCTGCTATTTAATTCCATTGTTAATTTTGACACGTCAATCACTTGTTCTTTCAATTCAAGTATTTTAATTTCAGCATTGCTTGAATTTGTTTCTAGTTTTCCGATTTTTGAACCGTATGTACTTAATATTTCTTTCAAGTCAAATAGCGTTTCGTTTGTTGCCTTTAATAGCGATCTCATGCTGCTATAATCCGAAATCAATTTTGTGTAAGCGCCAACTATGGCTAATATGCAGGTAAGCACTCCTGCGCCTGACGCTATATCTTTCCAATCCATATTGTCACCCCTTGCTTGGTCTTGGTTTTGTAGGCTTTACTGGTTTTGGCGGTTTCTGCTTGCTTCTTTTCATTTAATATCTCCTATTGTTTGGGTTTGGCTTACTGTTCCATAATCATAATCGGTAGAAAAATAAAGTCTTGTGCATTCTTGAATTGTTTTTGAATTTTGTGTTTCTATCCAACATATTGTAATTGAAAAAGTCATCACTATTAATATTAAAAGGCATAATAGATATTTGGTGAATTTTTCTATTCTCTTGTTGGTTTGTTCGCTTAATTTTACTAGTATTTCAAGTATGTTTTTTTCATCCTCTGATGTCATTTGTTGTCCCCTTTCGTGATAAAATCCCCTGCTATAAGAATTTTACCACGAATATATGGGAACTGTAAAACTAATTTGATACATTTATGCCTTTGTTAATTAAAAACTGATTCTTGGCGTATTCAAATCCATCAGAACTAAGGTTTGAAAGTACAGAAGACAATTCTTCGTTTGATAATTTATCAATTGCCGAACTTTTTAATATTTCAGATAATTGATTTTTAATATATTCTCCTGAATTTTTATTCCAATTAGAAATATCGTCCTGATTAAGAGAGTATTCTTTTTTGTCATATGTTGCCTTTTTAGGGGCAATTCTTGGAAATATATTTTTGTCTTGAGTTTTTTCATAAGAATTAATTATGAATTGTTCTTCTTTGGTTAGATTTTTGTCGCCTATTTGTCCAGGATTTACAAAAGCATTTATAAATCTTTCCGTTGGAGTATCTCCGTATTTAACAGGCTGGCCCAATGTAGAATATTTAATAGGCAACATTTTGCTGAGACCAGGAATTTGATTTATAAGAGATTGAGTTGGATCATTGTAATCAATTTGTCTTTGATAAGGATCAGAAACTTGTCTAGCTTTTCTTAGCATTGATAAACCTGGTATGATTTGCGCTGGCGCTTCTTTGGCAAGTCCTGTTACATTTTCAAGAATAGAACCTTGTCCATATCCTCCGAATATCTTTTGAAGTCCAGTTAATAAAGGTTGTTCAAATATTGTGTTTGCGCTTTCAATTATGGATTTCATGCCATTGTTATAAATCTTTTCTTTCATTTCTGTTTCTGACAATCCTTTGTTATAAAGATTTGCGCCAATCGAAAACGGAATAGAAGCAGGCTGAAGCCAATCAAAAGAATATTGTTTGTCTCCAACATTAAAAGCATAGTCTGCAATTCCTGAAGATTTTTGAAACTCTTTCTGGTCTTTGTCTTCAGAATACGCTCCGCTTATGATTCCGGCTTGCGCTAATGCATAACCAAGGGCAATAAGTGCAGTTCCTGTAAGATTTCTTGCAGCACGTTCTGTAAATTGAGCTTGATCAAACATTCCGTTTTTTGAAAAATTATCATATAGCACGTTTTTGCCAATCGTTCTGCTTATTCCAAGTGGAGTATAGTCAAAAATCTTATCTATTATGTTGGACGGAGTAAATGCAAATGGTAAAACTACCCTTCCTGGTATTCCGAAATGTCTTCTTGCTCCCATAACCGAATTTGCTATAGCGCTTTTGTTTTGAAATGTTCTTTCTTCAGCAATTCTAGTAGCTTCAGCAGTTGATAACTGTTTGTTGTTTTGAGGTAGCCTTGACAGTCTTGATTCTTCTAGCGATTTATGAAATTCGAAAAACGGCCTATCTCCTGCGCTTAAAAGAAACGAAGTCAATTCATTTGCTTGATTTAATGCTTTATTTACTTTTCTTTTAATAATATTACCAGAAGTATCATTAAAAACTTTTGACACACCTATTTCAAATTGTCCATTATCTGTCCTAGTATTAATTCCTTTGGAATAATCATTCCAAGCATACGCAAGACCTTTTTTTGCTCCTGATAATCCAGCTTTAAAATCTGAAGGTTTGTATAGATTTGATGTTTTTTCTTTCGTTATAAAACTAGTTAATGCGTCAATAGGAACTCTAGGAATCTCTTTTAATACTTCAAATCCACCTATTGCAGTATTGCCTGCTATGTTTCTGATTTGGGTAGTGGGATTTAATAACATTGATATTCTTTGAAGTGTTGCGTATTTTTCGGTTAAAGAAGCCGGAACCTTATCATTAACAACCTTCATAGCTTGAGCAATTAAAACTTCTTTTTCTCTTTCGGTTTTTGCAAGTTTTGATTCTTCCATCTTAGAAATAATAAAAGCCTGTTCTTGCTTAGTAAGCCCTTCTATTCCATACTTTTGTTTTACAACATCAGCAATTGCCTGATTATCAAATGCACCAAGATTTATAAGTTCAATTAATCTTTCGTTTCCACTTTTCTTAACATACGTTTTTTTCTCTTTTAACATTTGATCTAGTATTGATTTCTTTTTAGATGATTCAAGTTGATCAAACGCCTTAGATGTTGCGTCAATTATCTCGGAATAATATTTTGTGTTTGTATTTAGCATCATATCTGTTATTAACTTATATTTTGCTCCATACACGGATTCCGCTCCAAGTCTAACGAGCTTATTCAGGTCAATGTTGTTATCTTTTAAATATTGCCTTACAATAGGTTCTAACCTGGCATTGACTTTATCAACATAATTCTGATTAACAAATGCACCAAGATTTGCAATTTCGTGAACTTTTGTTTCTGCTGACTTTTGCAATAATGGTTGTTTTGCTTCTGGAAAATAAACTTTTAAAATAGCTTCTCTTTTTGATTTTGTGAGTTCTTTTAGTTTGTTTTCTATTTGAGTTGATATTCTTTCGGCTTCAGCTCCTTCGACTCCAAGCTTTTGAATTATATCAGCTTTTATCGCTTCTCTTGATGGTCTTCCCATTTCAAACATATTCCTTACTACTTTGTCCATTTGTAAATCAAGATCGCTGATTGATTCTTTAATCATGGTATTAAGTGTGATATTTCTTTTTAAAGGAATAGGTTTTGGACCTGAAGGCGTTTCTGGTTTTAATGTAATTGTTTTTTCTGAGTCAACAATGTCTTTTTTGTCTGTAGAAGGTTTTTTAATAGACTTACTAATTTCTTTTTTTGCATAGTCTATTATTTCTTTGGTTGTTTCTAAATCCGCTTTATTTAATGAATCTGATATTTTAGAAGTTTCTTTTTCTATTTTTTTGCCTAGGTTAGTTCCTTCCAATTGTTCATTGTTTATTTTATTAGCTTGAGAGTTGACAAATTGAAGCGCACCTTCAGGTGTCATTTTTTTAAGCATGGACATCGCTTGAACTTGTTGTCCTGAATTTGTTCCTAATTCTGCATATTTAACAGATAGCTTGTTATATAAATCAAGATTTCTTTCATTAACCGATTGCCTAATCAAATCTTGAAATATAGCAACATCAGTTGCGTTTCTAAATTTTGAAAGATTTAAAGATTCGTTTATTGCCGAATCCTTATCATTATTAATTATGTCTTGAGCTTCTTTTAATGTATCCTTATTTGTTATAGCGTCATAATCAAATAATCCAGCTTCAATATTTTTAGCTGTTTCTTCAGCCATTGGTTGAGTCAATGAGGAGCCGGTCAATGTTTGAGCTGTTTTTGATTGTTTTCTAATAGCGTTTAGCTTTTCAGTAAGGTTTTTAGCGAATAGCTGAAGATTTATTTTTAATAATGGATCTTTTTCTATAGCTATCTGGTTTTCTATATCAGCTATAGCTTTTGTTAAATCAGGTTCGGTATTTAAATTTTCTATTGAATAATTAGAAGCACTTTGTTGTTGTTTTGTAATTTCACTTACCGGAATAGAGTTTTTGGTTTCTAAAGGCCCAATAGGAGAACTTTCTTGCATAGGTTGAACGTTTGTATCAACTGAAGTTTTGACGTCGCTTAAAGTGCCTTCGTTGGGTTGAGAATCTAATTCTTGCATTATATTAACTCCAGTAGCTTTCTCAACGTCATTGTTAACTTGCGCCATGGTTTCTGGTGACGTGTCTTTGTTTTGAATTGCTGTTATAGCAGAATTTACACCAGCCATTGAGCCGCCAAGCAATAATGCAGATGTTGCGCCAGTTGCGCCAGATTCTAAGATTTGTTGCAGGTTCATTCTAGCTGTTGGGTCAAATGTTACTTTGCGATTAATTGTGTCGGCTAGTTGCGAGGTTGATTCTCCAATAAATTCAGTTCCCATATTTGAAGCAATTTGCTTTATAACATTACCCGTTTTGCCTGTAATGATTTTTTGCAAACCTTTTAATGGCAAATATTCGGTTGCAATTTCTGTTCCAGCGGACAGCGCGCCATAGCCTAATTTCTGTGGATAGTTAGCGCCCGATTGTTCAGCAGTTGACACACCTTGACCAAAACTTGTAGCGCCTAATACTCCAAGTCCAGCTGTTCCGCCAGTTAATGCAGATGCAGCCATCGTTGGTGCAGATTGAAGAACGCCACTTAGGACACGTTCTGGCGTGTTTAGATTGGTTGGTATTTTTGATTGGATATATGATTGGTCCTGTTCAAGCTTAGATTGTGCGAATTTAGGAATGTTAAGTAATGTATTTTGAGAAACGTCAAGCTTTTGTCCGCTAAGTTTTTGATTAAGCAATGTAGGCGGAGCAAGTGCAATTTCGCCAGCAGTTAACAAAGCCTTGTTTAATCCCGTTGCCAGATTAGAAAGTCCAGCACCAACAGACGGAAGGATAACGCTGGGTCTTATTGCAGACAATGGAACATAGGGAGGTCTCGCTTGAGCCTGTGATGTTTTTGGGATTTCAATTGTAGGTTGTGTAATTTCAGGTTTGGCAAAGTCTGCCTGATACTCATTAAACGTCTTTAAAGGCGTTATAGTGGTTTCGAACGGTATGATGTTAGCTTTGTATGGTTGTGGCATAATAGATGGCTTAAAATCGGTTTTAAAAGGCGAGTTACCATAAGTAACCGCCTGTGAAAGTTGTTCTTTTTTGTAGTCTTCAAAGGAATAGCCTTTTTTCCCTTTTTTGTAATCTTCAAATGATACCATTTCGTACCCCCTTATTTGGATGAGTTAAAGGCATCCACTAAAGCTTTATAGCCAGCTTGTCCATAATCATTTACAAGTTGGGCTTCTTTGTCAGTTAACATCTTTTTATATAAAGTTCTTTCAGCTTCGTTTGTGCTTTTTGCGGAGTTGACAAGAGCCGAATAAGACGGATCATTTAATAATGCAGGATTGAATTCCTTAGTAGTCTGTTGTCCTATTTGTGTATTTTCTGCTTGAAGTCCAGAAAGTTGAGCCGATTTTATTTGGTTGTCTAAACTTGTAGGGTCTTGGTCCGCGTTAAACTTTGCCCATGCAAGAGCGTTATTTCCTTGAGATACGCTTAATTGGCCTCTGCTTAATGCGTTTTGAATAGCCGCCTGAGCTTCTGCAAATGTTTGTTGGCGCAAATCTAAAGCATTAGATGCGATCCATTGTTTAGTATTAAAATCCATATTGGCGTTAAATTGTCTTACGCCCTCATCAAATGATTTTTGTTGTTGTTGCTGTTGAAGATTAAACTGTCTAACACTTTCATTATACGCGGCTTGTTGGTTAGCTTGATTAATTGCAGATTCCTTGGCCGATTGCGTTTGTTGTCCACCATACATTCCAGTTATTCCAGCTTCTTGTAGCGCTGTCGTTCTATTAGTATTTGCTTGGTTGATTAAATTTTGAATATTAGCTATGTCTGCGGATGCGTTAGAACTTTGTAGTCCTGTTTGATATGCTGATTCTGCCAATGATTGTCTTCTTGCAACATCTGCCAATGCGTTTGATTCTGCTGTGTTGGACGATGCTAAATTAGATTGCAAATTACCCATTCCAATTTGTTGCATTTGAGCGGACGCACCAGCGCCTTCAAGTTTTGATTTTGCCATTAACTCTGCTAAACGTTTGGCTTGTGCGGATGCTTCGGATGCTATTTCATTTCTATTTGCTTGATACGTTGGTGCAATTGTGGATTTTTCGGCATTTAACGATTGCAATGCGGATTCTTTTACTGCTCCAAGTTCTGCCATGGCTTTTTGTTTTTGAGCCGCTGCAAGGTCTGCGATTCTTTGTTCAGATGTGGCTTGTTGTGATGCTTGCGCTTGTTGTGCGTTTCTTGCCGCTATAACGCTTTCTAAGTCGGCAGAAGATGCGGTGTCACTGGTTATTCCATATTGATTCCTGAGCGCTGTATTGGCGGTTGAAGCTGTTTTTTTGTCTTGTTCCGTTCCTGTTGTGTATAGTTTTTTATTAGCGAGTAGCTTTTCAAGTTCAGACGTTTGAAGATCGTATATAGATGCCATGGTATCTCCTTTTATAAAAGCCCACTGTTTCCAATGGGCTAAAGTTTATTTAAGCAACAATTTTAGATATTATGGTGTTTATAACAATTCGCATATTAATAAACCTCTATTTGACCTGTGATTTTAGAAAAAAGCGTATATGTATAAGAATTATTGTCGGAATATGCTATGTTTATTTTATCAACAAAATATATTCCAGTGTCAAAAAAGGAATCAGAAATTACAGATTCTGTATATTTACTCCAAAAACTACTTCCGTCAGTGACTATTATATAAATTCTTATTTTTGTTTTAGAAACCCTCATGCATTGCACAAAAACAATTGAACAGCTTGTGCTTTGTAAAAGAAAACCATCAAAAACCGATACATATTCACCTGTTGATATAGATTTTATATATAGGCCACTATTTCCGCTATTAAAAGATAAATTATAAAAAGCGGACGTGCTGACACTAGGAATAGAGTTATTACTAAGTCTTAAAATGAATCCATTTTTCATAGATGTTGTAGAAATCGTTCCTCTTATAGCTTCTACAATTGATGCTGTTTTCCATAATCCGCCTCCAGAAGAAACGCTTGTAACGGATTGCAGTAAAGAACCACTGTCAACATTTATAGACGACAAATAGAAGGAAAAATCTTCAAAATTTTTATTATCCAATCTGAAATCATCAATGCTTTTTATTCCATTCATTAACTCACCTCATAGCCATTGATTATGACATCTATAGCCGAACCAGTTCCAGCCAATCCGCTAACAATGTCGCCAGCTTCTAAGACGCTTTTAAGTCCTTCAATTACAAATGTGTCATTTTTTGTAACTACTTTTCCAGTTAAAAATGATGTGCTATCAAATAAAATTGTTGCCGTTGCGTCTGTTCCTGTTTTATTTGAAATACTCATTCCTGTTATAACTGTAGTTTTTCCAGAAGCGGCAGTTAATAAAGTTGTTGCGCCAGTTCCCAATGTTCCGTTGTAGAGTTTTTTAATCGTTACAGCCATTTACATACCTCCCATGATCATGATTAATTCTAATTCATTTACTTTAGTTGTTACTAGGTTTGTATTTTCATCAACCTCATTTATTGCTCCTGTTACATTTGTTTTAGCCGTAGTCGTCAAACCTGCAAGGCTTCCAATTTTTACATCTGTAGCCATGGAACCATCTGTAATCGAACCTGGAGAAATTCCGCTAATTACAGCCGCCGCAAGTTCTGCCTTTGTTGCCATTGTGGTATCAATTTCAACCGTTAGTGTTTCGTTTAGATACTCTTTTAACAGCGTAGCGGCTTCATCAAACAAGGCTTGTGTTATTGTGTAATCTTGAGAAAAACTAGCTGGTTGCGATTGGTGTATTTCCACATCTGCGGTCATTTTACCTAATGCCATTATATCACCTATTTAACCTTTCCGCCAATAGTGGCTGTCAAATCCATACCAAGAACAGTTGCCCTATAATTTAACTTATTGTTTCGTAAAATAATTTTAATGTAGGAGAATTTCTTGGCCTTTGTTCTAACCATTTTTGGCTTTGGAGATGAAGTTGTAACATAGGACCAATTAGCATAATCTATATTTGAATAATCAAATAAATTGTAACCGATTGGTTGCGACGCTTCTTTTACTTCTCCATCGTCTATTTGCCAGTATACATTTAAGTTGCTCTTGGTGTCTGTCTGCATCGGCACAAACGTTTCGCTCGTAAACTTCCTAAGATATGGAACGTCAAAATCATAATATCCCATTTCCCATAATGCATCAATTGCAACTCCGTTAAAGTTTCTTAAACTATCTTTAAAACGCATTATTTTGCCATTTGAGGTACCAAAATACATTTGGTCATCTATTACTATCAGTGAAGAAATGGTGTCATTTAAAAGCATTTTGTACCACGTATCATTTTGATAATTGTAGACTATTACCAATTTTCCACTTGAAATCCACATCTCTTTTTTAAATTCCCAATGAGCAGTTATAATACTTGTTAAATCTATTGAATCAATTGAGTTTTGGACTCTTTTACTTATGTACTTTGTTGCTCTTTGAGTTTCAACAGAGGTTACTAACCATTGATGAACTCCGTTTTGAAAAGAAAAAACACTATCAGCTATAGTTAGCGATTGGCCAAGCGCTACATTTCCAACGGTATCGCTAAGTTCTGATACAGGAAAAGTTACAATGTCATTTACCATAGAATAGTACGAATAAAAGCTTTTGCCTTTGTCTGTTAAAATAACTTGATAGTTTTCATTGTGACTCATAATATCAGTGATCAATAATTCATTATCTCCGCATTCCGAAAACGCCAATGCAGGGAAATATTCCGCACTCATTACAGGGCTGATGTCCTCTAGCCCTGAGTAGTATCTTCTGTTTGTATTTGAACCAGCGAACATATGAACTCTTGTTCCAAACTTCGTCGAGCGTTTACATGATGTTATTTCGGACCTAGCGCTTGAGTTTGCTTTTTCCCATTTTATTTTAACATTGTCGGTTCCAGCAATTGGCGCTCCGTGCGGAGTTGTTCCTGCCGCAAAATTTACAGTTCCCAAGGTTCTGTTTACAGTAAAATGCGTTCCTTCTGTTTTTGATACTCCATTAATAGTAATGGTCAATAAAGTTGCATCTATTCCTGTTTCCCTTAAATAATAAGTCGTAGATGTTCCGTCTGCCGAAAACCATTGCCATTTTTGGCCGGTTAGAAGGTTTATTTGCTCGTAGTTTGTGCCACCTCCAGCAGGAAGCGTTTCTTTTGCTATTACAGGAGCATAACCAACCACATCTCCGAATGTTGTTCCGTCATACTTTTGATACTTTGTGCCATCTTGTATATATAATATTCCGTTAAGCCCAAACATGTACGCGCTATTGCCTGTTATAGTGCCTATTTGAACTGTTGTTGAAGTTTTCTTGAATACTTTGCCATTACAAACAAAAACATGCATTAAAACATCGTTTACGTATCCGTGCCATTGAGATACAACAGGGTACGCTTCAGATGATAAATATTGTTCATACCCTTCAATTTGCTTTAGTTTGTAATTGTCAGTTACTCTAAAGTTAACCATATCATTAGCTTCACCAAATTTAATTTGGGTATCTCCGTCTATGGTTTCGTTTAGGCCTAAAAACTTGACAAGTGGTTTAATTTGCATTTTATTCCTCCGTTCCAAACATTACGTCTGTTATGGTTGTTTCTACCGCCTTTGTTCTTGCAAATGCATAGCGCCTAAGCAGATCGACCATGTTTGAAAAATACAAATATAGTTTTTCGTTTTCTTCTTTAAATAATTCAAGGCCAAGAATATAAGGTAATAAACCTAATGATATTTTATCGGTGGTTTGCAAGTTGTCACTCATTGAAGTTAACGGAATAACATCTATCTCGTTAATTAGCGGCAATTGAACAACTGTTAATATTGATGGAGTTCTGAATTTATACGTTTCTGTATCTGATGTGTTAATTTGATTTATACCTTGGCTCATTTCATCAGCTAAAGCCATGGTTTTATCAAATACTTGTTGAACTGTTGTCATATTCCTCCTTTTGTGGGTTATGCTCTGACCACAACAGAGTAATTATATTCGCAATTGAATCCTTTTCCGTAGCTAATTAAACGATCAAATCTTCTCTTCCATCGGCGATCAAAATAGTATCAATGTCATTTTTAAATTGTGGATATTTTGCTACAACTAAAGCATAATCTAATTTTCCTAATTCAATTCTCATTGCTAAATAAGCTGCCATATTATAATCCTCCCATGATTAAAAAGTCTAATGCTTCTTGTGCAAGCATTACTTGATTTGCGAGTAACTCAATTTGTTCTTCTATTGTTGGTTCTATTTCTATTGGTTCAATTACGGGTTCTTCTACTAATTGCCAACCTTCGGCTTCTAAAACCGCTGTTGGCAATAAATTATAATTACTAACATTTTGACCATTATTTAAGACTCCTGTTTGTGGAAGTCCATATTGCTCATTTCTTTTATATATCATTTAATAAACCTCCTATTCAGAATAAGTAATTAAAGCATCTAATTCTGCTAACGTTTTAGATTCTAAATTATTAGCCGTTAAATCAACAACCATAATTGTATCTATGAATGCGTTAAACGTTCCGTCACCCCAAACATAAACCCTTCCCGAATTAGATGTAAGCTGAGTTGATATCGCTGATACTTTTACCCATCCATCAGTTAAAGACGACTTAATTGCATTTGCCTTATATGATGAACCATCAAATAATCTTAATAACAAGTCTCCAGAAGTGTAATTTGTAATTTTAACATAGGCTGATATGTAGTATTTATTACCATTAACGCAATCAAAATCATGATATCGTATTCCACCACCTGTGGTATAGATTGAATAATCTTTGTGATATTTATCAACACTTGATTGATTCAGCCCTAACCCAACAACTACCCAGTTATCTAAGTTTTCAAAGCTACTATCTAAACACAAATTATCAAATACTGGTAAAGAATTTGACATTTTTTTAATAACTTGTCCTATCAACATATTAAGTCCTCCTTACAGAGTACCCTGCCCATGTTGTGCCACCGTCAATACTGTCATACGCAAGCCAATAAGATTGTCCAGTTGTAAATGAAGGAGTGCCACTTGCGAACGTTGTGCCTGTTGGGTGTGTAATTGCACAAGCTGTCGTACAAACTAAGTCAACCGATACTGTAATTAAACTAGCTGACGCATTTTTATTACTAAAAATAATTGACTTTGCATTAGCATCTGCTGACACAATTTTAAAGTTTTTAATTGCTGCATTATTTAGATCGATTGTAAAAACATTCGCTGCGTGTGTGACTGTTATTAGGCTCTGAATAGAGGCCATTTGCGAAGCTAATTTTTCACCCTTTAAAAACGCTAAAGTTCCTAAATCTGACATTAAATCACCTTCCATTCCGTACCTGTCCAAATGTACGTATTTGTTGTGTCGTATTCATATGCCAGTGTATCACGGTCTATATTTGTCGGCTTTGTATCTGTGCTGTACCCTGTCCAAACTCCTAAAAGTCTAGCGTATTGAAAATTTGCCATGTTGTTTCCTCCTACATTTCATAAAAATTAAGTATTAAATCTATATACTTATTTGCTCCGGCTACATTTTGAACTTCTATTAGCAATTCGTATCCAGGAAGAATAACAGTTTCCAATCTTCCAGAACCAGCGCCGCCAGCTTGTGTGTTAGGATTTCCACTTGCGCCTGCTGCGTCATCTCCGCGCATAGAACCAATAAGATTTGCAGTAGCGGTTTGAAGCGTGTAAACTTCTGTTGTTGCCGTTTTTATGCTCCCTATTACTCGATTCCAAGGAATATATGCAGAATTAACCAATGGGAAAGACGCGCCTTCAAACGTTCTTAAATATGCCTTTCCTTCTGTTGCCCAATTTATTTGAACGTGGCAGGATTTTGTTGTTGGTTTTATTCTAATATATGCGTAATTGTTATCCGGAACAACTCTAAAGGTCTTGCTAACTGTAAATAAATTTTCAGCGTGTACTTCATAATACTCTACGTCGACGTTCATAACTGGCGGCCTTACTGTATTTGAATGGAACGACATTTAAATCACCCCTTTTTTACTGCGTCAATAATTTCTTGCTTGCTCATTTTGTATGTATTGATTCCAAGTTCTTTGGCTAATGTTCTAAGTTCTGGTAGTCCCATTTCTTTTTCGTCTTTTATTTCAGAATCAACAACGTCTTCTTCTTTTGTTTCTTCAATTCCGTTCATTCCTTTAACCAAAACATATCCTTCTCTTTCCCAAATGTTTTTTAGGAAATCGTTAGTTTCAACAATATGTATACCGTTTGTCATTTTCATATTTTTATCCTTTCAATTAAAAAAGGCCAAGGCCACATAAGACCCTAGCCTTTTAGTTAATTATGCAATTTTGTGTTGTGCTACTGCTTTTCTTTTTGGAACAAGCACAAATGCATCATACACGAAGCGACCTTCGATTAATGCACCAGAGATTCCAGGTGGATCTTCGTGAGTGTTAACATCTTCTAATTGCATAGGTGCAGCCCCTGCGCTTGGATGGGTTAAAATAAACGCTGTATTAGCTGGAAGGTAGGATGTAGGAACCATTACCACTTTAATATCATCAATCATGCCAACTTGACCATTGATTAACATTTTTTGAGCAATATCTCCTTTAAGGATAAAAGAAGGATCAAGTTTAATAAATTTGTAGTATGATGGACTAACAAAGGCAATGCGTCCAGTTCTAGGAACTTTTGCATCATCTAGGTATTTTGCGCCATCAAGCATTTTTTCGTAAGCGTTTGAAGCTGTGATTGCTGCGGTTGCGACTTGGGATTCAGCCAATGCTGCTGCTGCCAACACGGTTAAGTTGTATGTATCTTGTTCTGGAAAAAGCTGTTCTTCCATTTGAATTTTGATAACCGAACCTGTTGTCTTTACCAAGTTTTGTTGTAAATAATTGCCTTTATCAACTGTGATTGAGAACGCTCTGTCTTTGGTGATTGCGTACTCGTTAATAGTATCTTGTAATTCTGCTGGGGAACCAAATCTGTTGGCACCAGTTCTTGTGTAATCGGCCAACGCTTGAGATGTTAACGTGTAAACAACTGCTGTTTTTGCTCCAATAAAGTCATATTTTGCGCCAAATGCCGCTTTTGTTAACGAACCAAGTGTATATACCTGCTCGATACTCTTTTGATACTTTTTCGCTAAATTAACTGCCATTTTTTTATTCTCCTTATTCTCCTAAAAGGCCAGCAAGGAAATCGTCATCATTTGATTTTTCTTTACCATTTCCAGATGTTGACTTAACGACCGCCTTTTGTTTAACGGTTTCGTTTTGTTCCTTTGTTTTCTGCTTGGCTTCTAGCTCTGCGATTTTGTTTTTAAGTGTCTGCAACTCTGCATCTTTCGATCTAATTGCGTCTTGTTTTGTGTAATCATCGTACGCTCTTGTCAAGTCTTCGCCATTGTTATTTACTTCTTCCCACACTTCTACAGGAATTGATTTAGGGTCAATGGTTGGATACTTGCTCAAGAATCTTTCGTACATTTTTGTTGATGCTTGCTTTTTATTTGTTTCAAAGTCTTTTTTGATTTGGTTTTTGTCTTTTCCATCACGTTCTGCGGCCGCTTCAAAGTACTGGTCAAACAAAGTTTCAATCAAATCAGATTCGCTCATGTTGTAAAGTTGGGATAATTCTTTTATTTTTTCTGATTTTTCTGTCGCAAGATTCACCTTTTCACTTAATCTGTCGTGATTCATTCCTTTTTGAATAAGAGTTTTTAACTCATCAGGGGAAAAATCTTTAAGTTTCTTTGTTTCATGAAGGAATTTAACCTCGATTTCGTCAAGTTTTAATTGATCCTTGGTTTCTTTTTGCTTGTTTTCTTCTTGTGTTTCTTCCGTTTGTTCTTCTGATTCTTCTAATTCTTCCGCGTCTGTGGTTTCTTCTTCGGCTTCTTCTTTGTAATCGTCAGGTAAAATGTATTCTTGTTCTTCGATGATTTGGTCTTCATCCATGGCTTATTTCTCCTTCTTGGGTTTGGTTGCCCATATAAAAAGAGTGTCATTACTTTTTATGTAACGACACTCTAAGGTGTTCTAGTTGTTCAATTTTGGTTCTTCTGATTCTTTGTAAGACATGAATTGCGTAACCGTTCCGCATCTGTGGCATTTTATTTCTAAAACACTACCTGGCATCATCTCTGATTTTCCTAAAAGAAACGGTTTTCCTCGGCCGCAATTCTTGTTTGAGCATCTCAATTCTCTCATTGTGCTTCTCCTTTATGGTATCATATTTTACTTTTGTTGTAAATACTATTGCATAGCCTGTTGCATTAGCGCCTGTTGCTGTTCTGGAGCCATTTGTGCGTACTCTTGCTGTTGTTCAGGTGTTAGTTCACTTAATATTTCTTCAGGTGTTTTAGGGGCATTTTGTTGCGTTTCTTGGACTTGCTGTTCATTTTTTAATCTCTCTAGGATTTTATCACTTCCTGGGAATAAGTTCGGATAAGATTCTAATAAATCCATGAATGTTATAGCGCCTTCTTTGAAGAAACTTTCTGCGGTCAATCTATCTGCCATTTCGTCATATGGGCTAGTCGCTCCAACATCAACTTTCGTTGTCATGTATATGCCTTTAAGTTCGTTAAAATCATACATTACAACTTCTTTTCCTCCGCCTTCTACGCCTACTGCCACTGGTCTAATGTCGTAATACGCGCTAACCATATCAAGAAAAACGTTTCCAAGGCTTTCTAACGCGTCGTACATATTATCTCTTGGACCCGTTAGAGGGATAGCGGATTGTTTAGCGGTTACAGATATAGCCGCTCCTGACGCTTGTTCAGGGTTTACGTTGCCTAACATAGAATCACTTGCGCCTAATGTTTCTTTTGTGTAGTCCCATGCCAAGTTGATCATCTGTATAATTTGAGGCGACATTGTTCCAGGTTCCATGTACTTAGCTAAGTTGCTAATGTTTTCGTTAGGGTTTAAGTTTTCTACACCAATTGCCCCTCCTACTTGGTTAGTCCATCCACCTAAGCGGTTTCTGTCATAAATAACCTTTGGGAAAGCCGTATCCATTAAATTCTTCATGGCCATGGCAAACATTCTGTTTATAAAAATCTGATTTGGAATAATCGAAGTACACAATGCTAAACCGTGGTAATTGTTTTTTTGTCTTTCCCAATTGTCCATAACTACAGGATAAATTGAAAGCCCAGTGTCAATTTCTTTATAAATCTCAACGTCTTTAATGGATTTTGTTACGAATATTTTCTTTTCGCCTTTTACGGTCCTGCGTTCGTACATAATAACATATGTAGCTTTTCCGCTTCCGTCAGCATCCTCAATCTCAATTCTACTATCCAATCCAGCCTGATATTGATTATCATAGTCTCCTTGTAATTCTTGGTCTTTTCCGTTGTGATAGTTATATTCTTCTTGCAAGTCGCTAATCATATCGCGTCCAACTACAAGGATATACGGTTGTTCTTGGACATTTTTATTATTGGGATTTCCAAAGTAAATATTAACGCCGTCCACTATTTCCATGCATATTTCGCCTTCAACGTCAGAATACTTGCCGTCAAGCGGTTTTTTATCTGTGTCGAAATAGATATGCCATGCAAAATCTCCTGATATTGCTGCGTCTTTGTAGCTATCCCTAATTATAGATTGAAGCTTGACGCGTTCGGCAAAGTTTTCAAACTCTGTGTTCAGAATCTTTAACGCTGTTTCTTCTTCTCCTTTGCGCGCTATATGACTGAAATAAACCTTGCTAGGAGTAGATGTCAAGCTTGCTACGAAGAACGTTATAATGCGCTTTATAATGTTAAATACAGGCTTTGGAAGGCTCTCGCTTGCTGTACTGTTAACATACTGGTTTCCTTTAAACATTTCCCAATTTGTATCAACCATGTCATACAATGGAGGGTCTAGCCTTTGATTAAATTTCTTTCCGTTTTCTAGACGTTGCCATGCTTTTGTGATATTATCCATTCTTCACCTTCTTATATGCTATCTCTGGCGTGTAATTCATGATCGCGTCAAAATGCTCGTTCATTTCTTTGTCTTTCTGATTTTCTTTTTTTTCTATAATTACGGTTTTGTTTTTACTGTTAAAATACAAATACAAAACAATTCCAATAATTCCAGTTTGTACAAATGCCAAAATCATTAAATATATTTCCACGTTATCCCCTTTCTATGGTATCAATATATTAGTGTCTACCCATACATTGTTTGTCCAGCCAACGCCAGCGCTTGCGGTAAGTTGTTTAACTCCATAATTGTAGTCCCGTCCAAATCTGTTGTTTCGGACAATTGCGTCAGTTGATTCGTAATTAGTTGCATCGGTTACATAAACAGTATATCCGCCACCATTTAGCCAATTATATTCGATTAACACATTGTCTATATCTGCCGAATCTGGTTTAATCATAAAGTTGGACGTTGCTATAAAACCTTCTACGCCAGACGGCATGTGAATGTTATTTCGATGAATAACAACATTTGAACCGCCAGACAATTGCATTCCGTCCGCGTGTGCACCTACACGTCTGCCAAGTCGTTCTATGAAGCAATCTTCTACTGTGACATCGTTTCCGAGTTTAATGCCATCCGCACCGCAATCATGTATGTGACATTTTTTAGCTATGTATTTATTACCCACAATAGCTGCCGATCCAGTACTAAGGCAAGCGCTCATATCAATCTCACAATTCTCAATAGTAATGTTCGTACCACTAAAAATCTGAACCCCATAATAACTACCATCTGGAGGCGTAATCTTACAATTTCTGATTGTAAGATTATCCGCATTAGCGCCCACTGTGACGTATCCAGAAAGGTTTTTCCCTTCGTACACCGCATTACTGGTGTTCAACGCTATAATGCCAGAATCTGCTGTTAATACCGTTTCGCCATATCCTGTGTTTGTTGCATCTGGTTTAGTGTATTCTACTGCCCAAGGTTCGCCATATGTAGGTGGTTCAACTGGTGGAGTTCCATACGGAACAGATTCGGCATAACCATTTACGCCAACCCAATAAGACATCCAATCATTCATTTGCGTTTTTGTTGGTTCGTTTCCTGCCCCAAAAATATCAGTCAGATCAAATAAAAATGCAAGTTTTGCGGTAAGGTTATCCCATGCGCTTGACCTAGTATCTTTTATTGCTAATTGATTGCTAGTGGCTGAACAAGTTGCCAAAGCTCCTAAAAACTCATAATCTCCACCGCCAGAATGTGCTGAATAGTCGCTTGCAAACTCAACCCTAGAACTTGCTGTGTTTGATTTTAAATATGCGCATCCGTAATATTTATGACCAACTACAAGCGTTGGTCTTTTTCTGATGTAACCATTAATTGCTGTGGCTATAAAAACAACCTCATTCTCAACACAACTAACCGCGTTTGCCGTAGAATAAACCCATCCGTCAGGTTTGCTGTCAACAGTTGTTACATCATTCATATTTCCATCGGTTCCTAGAATATTAGTCATCATAACAGGGGCTTCTTCTGTTGTAACGCTCAGTGGTAGGCTAGAAAGCGAATCGGAAGTTGTCTCTGTTGCTTTTACCCTTTGATAAATGTTGTATTCCGTTTCAGCTAACAAAGATTCAAATAAAGGCGAATCTTGCCATGTTGAATTATCCTTTGAATATTCGTTATCTAAAGAGTAAACAACTTGAATTGAATTATATGTTTTGAAATCTAAAACGGGAACGCCAGGTGTTGCAGGTATAGAAGGAGAAGATGTTGTTTTTGCATTTCTATAGCACAACCCTAAAATTTTCCCGTTTCTTTTAGCGTATAGTTCCTTTTTTCCATTTCTTATTATCATACGATCACCTACGCTTCAAAAACAAAATATAGTTTTCCATCTGTCTCTTTCGTAGCCGGTAGTGCTTCATAGTCTGCTTCTTCCAGATTGCTTCCGTCTTCATTTGCCACAACTATTCCACCCAACAAGCCTTGGTTGTTAATTAACTCAATGTTTGTATTTAACTCAGCAATGTCAATCACATCATTAGTTATAACTGCCGAAAACTCACAAGTTCCAACATTTGTAAATACTTCAAAGCTAGAAAAATCAACTCTGTTTTCCCATATCTGTTGCGCGTGTATTGTTTGGTTTTGAAACACTCCCACGTTTAATTCAATATCGATATTTCCTGTGTTTGTTACTTTAAGTTTGTTTTGTGTTGGCGAATATGCAAATGTTTGTTTTGTTGTTGTAGCTGTTCCTGTTATGGTTGCCATGCGTTCTCCTTTTTACCACTCGGACATTTCACGAGCGTATGCGTCATACTCATTGTATTTCTGTTTCTCTTTTATTTTAACAAATGAATTAAATCTTGTCACTGTGTAATATCTGTATGCGTCAACTATGTGGGTTAAATAATGCGGTTGTGTTGCTACATCGTTCGGATTCGCTTCATCTCGCTGTACCTGGGATATGTGTTTTATAAGCGTTTGACAATTGTTAAATATTCTAGCCCTTGATGTTTTATATTCTTTTCCAGTTTCGACATCTTTTGCGTCAATTATTTTTAACGCTTCTTTCACAGTCAACCAACCTTGTTCTCGCTTGTTAGAAGCCATTGTGAGGTTAATCCCATTTTGCCTGAACAATTCTGTTATCTTTGTCCCTGTGTCCTTTGTGCGGCTTTCTAAATCGCTAGGGGCGTATATTGCGTATACTTTATCAGTTCCCATGACTTGCTTGATTCTTTCGCACGCTTTGCTGACAATTAAATCAGGTTCATGCAGTTCCTTGTAAGTAACCACATTTCCTTGAGGGTCTACAGCGTGCCATAGAACCGCCAACATATCTAGGCCATAGTCTAAGCTTGCATACTTTGTCCAGCTTTCAGGTATTATATGCGGTTCTATAACGTGTATATCTCTGTCAAATTCACTAAAAAATGAACCTCCAGATTTTATAAACCTAGCTTCACCTAGTTGTTTATACTTTTCGGGGTCTGTGGTCCTTAAAACCTCGATAGATGCCCTTTGAATGTTTGTTAGGTATGGATTGTCATGATGCGTAGAAAGGACTATCAAAACTGTTATAATCTCTTTGTGCTGCACTCCGTTTAATTCGAAATCTATTTCTAAATTCTTTTCGAATACCTTTGGCCTTCTGCTGCTTGGGAAATATTCAATGACTTTGTCAGGAACGGATTGTATAAACATTTCATTTACAAAACAGTATTCATTGACAGGGTTCATCAGCACGGTTAATTTTCTGTCGGATGGCTCACCGCCACGCAATTGATGCAATAATGCTATGAAATCATCATAAGACAGCCATTCACCTTCTTCTATTAGGATTTCGGTTATCTGGTCCAGCGCTTTGACTGATTTTTTTTGCTGATCAGAAGAATACCCCATGAACAAAGCTTTATTCCCATTGATATTATTTTTAATAACTGGAGGGCTTTTTGTTATGTCGTACGCTGGCGTATGTTCAAATTGCTCTATCTTGTCTACTAGTCCAGCGTAATAGCCTTGTATCATGCTTTTTTCTAAATCCTCAATTACTAGTAAATTATAATTATTCTTGCTCCCCAGGTTCATTGCCAATTCAATCTGAGAATTATAAGACTTACTAGAAAAACGACCACCTACCTGTATTATAACCGTGTATGGTTTTGCAAGTACGTGATCGTAGTAAAAAGGTGTTAATTTGATTTCTTTTTCCATTTTTTCACCTGATGTTATTTTCCAATTATAATTGTTGGCATTTCAATTTTTCCACTGTGTTCTACTCTATCGATAAACATTCCGTTAGTTTTTGCTATCAGCTCAGATACTTTTATTCTATCATACGTTTTTGCATCTTTATCGTTTAGTATATCAGTCCAAAACGCCCTAACGTCTTCTATTCCAGCAACCTTAGATTTATCCATCTTAGCGTTCCTTAGCTTTAGATAATCAGATACAGCCTTTAGCTTAAGAGTTCTGCAGGCATTAACCTCAGCGCCATTTCCTTTTGCCTTATAAAACTTTGCATATGATTTACCTTTTTCGCCTGTGATTAAATATTCATCCACAAACTTTTTTTGCTTTTCAGTTATTTCTGGCATTTAATCACCTCTTTTCTACAACAATTCAAATTCATTTTTCAGCTCAATAATGCGGTCTTCGCATTCTTTTTTTAGCCTTTCCAATATTTTAGCAGAAGAATATTCGTCAATCTCCATTTCCAATTCTCCTTTTCCTATCTTTACCTGACTTTTGTATATTATATGTTCTTTTAATTTTTCAATCATTTTCCTTTCTTCTTTTATTTCTTTTTCTAACGACTTAGCTTTTTCTAATACTTCTAATTCCATGGTATCGCCTCCGCTTTAATTATAGTTTAATTCTAATAATTTGCAAATCTAATATATTTATACCACTTCTATATTTTAAAGGCTCATATGCCAGTTTAAATGCGTAAGGGATAGACTATATCCCCCACATGACACCGCTACAATGTCACGTCTAAGACTATTCAATTTTTGTCCTTACGGATAGTTATATTATAGCATATTTTTTCAAAAAAATAAAGTCAATATGGTTAGTATTGGCTTTACTTTCATAACATTAGAAACGATATAATATATCTAATTGTTTAATATATGTATTTCATTTTTGTTTGAATCGTAAGCTTTATGCCCTCTATTTATACAATTAGAAATATAATGATTATCTCTACCTATATATCTACTAGCTTCTGATTTTGAACTAAACGACATTTTTTGATTTTTAATCAATAGGCATATTTCATGTTGAGTGTTTTTATACAATCCATTTTTATAAGCATGTTTAATATTTTCTTTTAAAGTTATCCATTCAAGATTTTCTATGTTATTGTTGTATCTGTTTCCATCTTTATGGTTTACTGTAATTCTTTGTGAACCAGTTTTTTCCCCTTCTGGCATACCATAAAAAGCACAACATACAACTCTATGCAATAACCAATCTTTTGGTTTTCCGTCTTTCCATAAAGATATTTTATATCCTTCTGGTTTTGGAATTTTTGTTCTGTTTTTAATTATTCTTCCTTTCCATTTTCGCAATCCATGCCGATCTGTATGTGTTAGTTTTCCATCAATTGACCTAACTCTTCCAAAAGAAGAAGCTTGATACAATCCTTCGTAATTTGGTATATCTTTCCATATCTCGCCTTCTAGGCAATAATCCGTTGTGTTAAACATAAAATAACACCTCCTATATTAAAATTATAACATAGAAAGTGTTAAAATGTCAATTAAAAAGGTATCGAATCATCATCCATTTCAGGTTCAATTGGCACAAATCCAGTAGGCAGTCCGCTTTTATTTGGCGCTTGTTGCTGATCATCTTTTTTGCTTTCACAAAACTCTTGCTTCTCCGCAATAATATCTGTCGTATAATGTTTTACTCCGTCCTTGTCGTAACTTCCTGTTTGCAATCTTCCAGTAATTAAAACTTGCATACCCTTTTTGAAATACTTTTCAGCAAACTCGCCAGCTTTTCCAAACGCTACAACGTTAAAGAAGTCCGCTTGTTGCTCTCCGTCTTTTTTGAAATCTCTGTTTACTGCAATCGAATACTTTGCAATTGCCATTGGTGGTGTTCCTTGTGAATATCTAACCTCTGGATCTTTACAAAGTCTAGCTTTTAAAATAACTAAATTCATCTTTTCTTCCTCCTGTTTTTGCTTTCCGCGCGACCTATGTTGTTTCTGTGCGCTCGTTTATGCGTGTCTCTGATTTGATAAATGTATGTACGCTGCATACTGTATTTTACTGCAAAATAAGTTAATATTGCTATTAGTATTGTTATTATTGTGTTTTGCATTTATTCTCCTTTTCAAAATTATTCCTTTCCGCATCCATAAACTTCATGCATTGCATCTTTATACCCTTTTTTATACTGTCCAGTTGCGCCAATAGACATTACTACAGCGCCAATTATTAAACCTAAAACAAATGATATAATCATTTTAATTCCTCCTCAGTTGGAAATCTTGCTTCTTTCCAAGTAGACATTGACGACCCTGTCCAGCTCGTGGCACTATTTGACCATGCAAAAATAGTTTCATTTTCGTATTTTGCAAAATGGCGTTTATACCACTCTGATTTCGAATGTTCTTTAACCATAATTTTTGTATCAACTTCAATTTTTGACCAATCTACAGGTTCTTCGTATTCTGTAAAATCCATTTTCAAAACGTCATTGTACGCAAGTCCTACATTTGTCCATGTTTTTGTTGAATTAGAAAAGAAAAATAAAAATCCATCTTTATCAATTTTCATTTTGTCTTCATATCCCCAAACACTATATTCTTTCCCGACTTCCAACTCTGTAATCTTCATCTTTTCGCCTTTCTGACTATTCCAGTCACTCTACGCATCATACACGTAGGACACTCATAATATTTTATGCGTTTCTTGGTTACGCTGATGTTCCAATCCTCGTGACATACATCACAAGTTTTATATACCTTCGCCATCGTCGTCCTCCCAACACTTGTAATATCCGTCGCATTCGCTACATTCTGGATATTCTTTTTCTAGTTGTTCCTTGCAGATCATCCTGTTTTCGTCTTTAATATCATTCTGAATATCATCCAGCGTTGTCATGATTCATCACCTCGATATAATCTCAACATATCTTCTCTGCCTTTTAGTCTGGCTTCGTATACGTCGTTTTGACGCTCTTTTTCTTTAAGGTCTAACAAGTTATCATAATATCCTTTTAAACCGTTTATTTGTGCCTTTAAATAGTTTATACGCATATTACAACCAGATAATACCATTGCAAAAACAAACACTACCATCATTAATGCCCATTTATCCATTTTATCACCTACTTCTACATATTCATTTTTATTATTTTGTTAATGTCATTATCGTACCAATTGCAATTACCATACTTATAATCTTTGCATTCTTTTTTATTATTTGCTGCTCTTTCTATTCCTTTTGAACAATTAACTTCTATAGTCAAAATAAATTCTCTATCCCCACAGTTGCAAAATCCACCATACGAATAATGTTTTCCGAGAGAATCATCTTCGCATTTTTCGGCAATAAATCCTTGATTAAATTCACACGAATAACAATTTTTCATAACTGGATCATATTTGCATTTGTGCCTATTTTTTGTTTTAAATATTTGTTGGCAGTATTGACATTGATACATTTTGATTTCTTTCATTTTATCACCTATAGCCCCGTCAGAAATTTAAAGTTCTTTGCATTTTCGCACGTTCTTAATATTTCACAATTTAAACACTGGCTATTGCACTTATGCCAGCAATCAATTCTGTGATCACATTTATAGCATTTATCCAACTTTTCTCCTGTGTTAAACTTGCAAATCTTTCTGTTGTTCTCTGTCATAGCAATTCTCCTTACATAGTTCACATGTTTCGGATTTATAAATTTCATTTTCGTCGTGAAACTTCTTGCAGTCGTTTACTCTTTCTTCGTATGTTTCCATGGTTAACTCCCTTCGTAAAATTAGACGTTTCTTTCGTTAATCATAACAACCACACGGGACGGAATCTTCTTTATCAATCATAAAATCGCATATTGTCATTTGCGCTTCTTCCCATTTAATCAATTCTTTCCATGAGTAATTTCTGCCTAATCCTTTAACTCTTACCAGGTCTGCTTGTGCTAAATCTTCCATGTCAACTGCTCTTTGGAATAGATCTGGATGTTTTTTTCTTAAATCTCGTATTTCTTGTTTTTTCATCGAAGGACAAAAAAAGCACGATGATTTACCTGGTAACGGAAGTCCTTCTTCTTTGATTATACGAATACAATCTTCGCGATCCCATTCCCATATATCAATCAACGGATACATGTTTTTATATTTCTTGTTGACTATATCGAATGCTATAGCATTTGTTTTCCTTCGCTCCTCTCCAGCGTCATATCCAATACTACGAATAACCTTTTCGCCTTTTGCCCATATATCAATACATGGTTTATAGTTATTGCAGAATTTTTCCTGTACAGACATTTTGTGTTTTTGAGAGCATGTCTTGAATCCATATGCAATTGAGGGAAGTTTTTTGCCATCTAAACATTCTTGCTCTAGCGTTAATCTGTTTCCATTTTTATCCGTGTATTTAACCACCGTTATTTCTGGCATATCGTGCGATTCTAACCATTTGTTCATTATTTCTATATATTCATATGTTTCGGGCATTTCTCCACCTGTATCAGCAAACAAAATCAAATCAACTGCAAATTTATATCTATGCATTCCGATCAACATTGCAGTGCTGTTTGTTCCACCGCCAAATGACACTATGTTCATTCTTTTCACTCCTTCGCAATTTTTCTCAATTGTTAACTAACTCCGTATCCCGCTATTAAAATGATTCCGGCCATATTTCATTGACCCTGTTTTCTGTTGTCGCAAAAACCCCTTGTAAGTCTGCTCTACAAACTTCTCTGCATTTTTAATTTTATTATCTGTATCTTTGTTTGCTTTCCACGTTAAGAAGTTAGAGCAATCAATGTGGCACATCTCATTTCTCAACATACATCCTTTACCGTTGTTGAAGCACGGACAGTCAGATTTGTTCATCAAATACCCCCTGTTAATTTTTTTGTTGTTTCTGATAGTAATTTACTTACATTCTCTTGTCTAATTTGATTTGCTTGCTTGGCTACACTTGGCGGCAATGCACATTCAATTTTATCTCTGTCAACTTTCGTCTTATAGCTTTCCATGAATCTCGCTCTATCTGCTGCCCTATTATTAATATCAGACACGCATAGCGAACGCCATCCCATCATTCTTGCTGTTTCGGCAACAATTGGATCCATTTTCGACAGCGCCTGTTCTTCTTTGTCTGCTCCAAATGCTCCAATCTTTCTTTCTACATCTCCCCAGGCATCTAACGGGTCCATATATTTCTTTCCCGTTAACGGCGTATGGTTTTTTCTAATGTCTGCAATTGTTACTGGAAAGTTACTTGTCGCTATGTGCGTCATTATAATTGTTTGGCACTCTTTAAAGTCTAAATCTTCAATGCTTTTGCTCCATACGTCCAATCTTACCGCGTTTGATAATATTTGTAATTGTGGCCATAATTCTTCGACCATGGACAAAACTACTATTGTTTGTTCTCCTGTCATAATTCTCCTTTTGAGCGTAGAAAGTCTTGTACTACGCTAGATTGTATTTTGCTTGCTATTCTTTCTTTTGAACTCATTTCTTGAGTTATCCTTACCGGTTGTTTTGCTTTAATCATAAGTTGATCAAATTGTTTTCTTAGTTTATCTGTTGATAATATATTTCCCTGCCAAAAAGTGTCACTTGTTGCAAAGTCAATTACAAGTCTAATATCATTCAGCGACCTGTTATCTATGCGAATCATTTTATCAACATGAGTTGCCCATGATTGCATATTGGGTTGTTTGAAATTCTCGTTGTTGTTTTTGATTTTCAAAAGAAGATATTCAGAAATAGATATTTCATCCGAATCGTCGGAAAACTTGTTTTTCTCGACAGAGATATTTTTTTCTTTCTTTTGCTTTATCTCTTTATCTAAGTCTAACTCTATATCTAGTTCTTTCTCTATATCTATCTCTATATCTGTGTTACATTTTTGTACATTCTCGTTACAATTCGTTACACTGGCGTTACATTGTAACAACTTTATTGATTCTCTGTGTTTTCTAACCCTTTCAGCCGACTCTGTTTCGCTACCAAGATTATTAAAAGTATCAGTAAGAATCAACTGTTTATCGTTTACCATTTCAATAAATCCGCATTTTTCCAAAAACGATAAAGTTATTGAAACATTGTCAGGATCCTCATCTATTTCTAGCGCTATTTCTTCAGCAAAAGAATCATCAATACCATCAAAAAATAATTTACCTTCGTTTCTAAGGCTCAGCAATTGCATTTTTAAATATATAATAGTGAATGTATCACCACCAGCAATTTTGCGAAGCTTCTTCATTTCTTTTTGGTTAAAAAAATCCTCTTTAAGTTTTAGCCAGTAGTATTTTTTTGATTCTGCCATTTATTCACCTTCTAGTAATGTATTTCAACAACTGAATGATTTAATTTGCAAATATCAAGAAGTTGTTTAAGTTGTGAATCGTCAGTTATTTTAAACGAAGATCCATTGTTATTTTCCATTTGTTCAAAGCTATCAAAAACAAAAACATTGATGCAATTAGAAATCTCATTTTCCATTTATTGTTCCCCTTTCGCCTTTAACCATTCATTAACTTCTGATTCTGAAAAACGAATTGCCCTATCAATTTTTATACAAGGCATTCCTTTTTTGTCTATCCAAGCTTTCAATGTTTGTCTGCTAACTTGTAGTTTTTGACACATTTGAGCAATTGTTATTAATGTTTCCATTTGTTCACCTCCTTGAATACGATATTACAACACTTAACGTTATTTGTCAACAACATTGGTTAATATTTATTTTTAAACAAAAAAAGAAGCGGTTGCCCACTTCTAATTTTTACTATTTTCCACTACTTCCCAGCTTGCCAGTTCCCCTATCGCTTTCGATTAACATTAGATCAGTAAAACTTAATTCCACAGATGCCAAATCGTGCGACCTGTGAATAATCGCTTGGCAAATTGCTTTTTGCATTGGGTAATCACCGTTAAAATCATCAGCAAATACGAAATCTTTATCATTGTGGTTGGTGATAGCGATAAATATTTCGCCACGATAACCGCTATCTATTACACCGCAACGGATGCCAATTCCTTTGCTTCCCAGACTGCCACGTTCTTTTATTTCTAGCCAGTAATCCACTGGAAGTGCCACGAATAAACCTGTTGAAATCATGTTTGTAAAATGCGGTGGGATGATTAACTTTCCGCACTTAAAATCTCCATAAATATCAAAGCCTGCGTTTTCTCGTACCTTTTCAGGCATTTTAATTCCAGGATGTTTTCTTGCCCATGCTATGGTATCTTTAATTGTCATGCTTTAACTCCTTCATCAGTTTAGTTTTCTTTTCTGCCAGTTGTTCAGGTGTGTTGTTTTCAATTTGGTTTGCTACTTCTTCGACGTACTTAATGCATCGTTTAAATCCGTACCCGTGAAGCTTATTTAAAGCAACAACGGACGCATTAATATAATTCTCTGTTATATGTAGTTCTGAAGCATTTAAAGCACGTTTAAAAGTAGTTTCATTATACTTTTGATTACTTGCTTCAATGTCAAAGTTCAAAGCTTCTATGCACTCTTTAATTGCGTTTTTAAAAATAGGGTTGTCTAGTTCGATTTGTATTAATTTTAAAATATCAATTGCATCTTGATGTTCAGCTTGATCAAGTATATCAAGTTTGTTTTCTGAGTTTTTCTTAGTTTTAAGTTCAAGAGTTTTCGTTTTTAGTTTCTGTTCAAATAATTTCATTTGTAACCTCCGTTATTTCTATTTCTGTTCTAGGGCATTCTTTGTCGTATCTTACACGACTTCCATCCATAGATACTACTATTTTGCTGTTATCATCTTCCAGTATTCCGCACTTGACTAATGTGTCATTTATAGCGCTTAGAAGGTTGGTTAAATCGACTTTGCGTCTAGTTTGCATATAGAATACACATTTTAAATTAATAGGCTTATTTATGGGTTCTAAGAGTTTTAAATGTTTAGTCAGATTTATGCAATCTTTTTCATACTGGCAATACTGCTTGCTAGGTAATAGGGCTGTTTTAGCCCCATACCTAACAATTCTGCTAGAGTTCTTTTTGGTTATTGGATTTAAAGGTATTATAAAGCTATATAATATCATGATTCTCCTTCGTAAAATTAGACTATATCGAATCATCAAGTTCGGTTATTTTGACTCCTGTAATCTCAGAAAGATAATTAAAACCTTCTTCTGATACATGGAAAAACCATCCTTGAGTACCATTTTGTCTACTAAGCATCAACCCTTTATCAGCTAAGTCCTC